GACTGCACCGAAAGAAGCACCCAAGAAGTCAAACAGCAGAAAAAAGAAGAAAGATACCTCTGCGGACAAGTCACAGCCCGCAGCCGTGTAATTATATAGGCAACACCGCACAGAGATTGTGGCGCAGATACGCAGTCAGATTTTTCGGCAGATTGTGCAGAAATTTTGCAGGCATACTGACATATGTCAAGGAATTTGTGTGCAGGATTCCGGAAAATATGAGGGGCAGATGTGCCGCAAAGCCGTCAGGCGGTCTTTGTGCGGTGTTGCCTTTACAGTCACTTGGAATATAATGCTAAAGTCGTTTCTGCGGAGATGATCGCAAGGGTGCTTGACGGTGAGACTTTAGAGCAGACGAAAGCTCCTGCGGAAACTGTCGAGCCTGCACCTGAGAAGAAGTCAACGAGGAAGAAGTCGGCAAGTAAAAAGCCTGCGGCAAAAAAGACATCGGACAAGAAAACTGCAAACACGAAGTCCACGGCAAAAACAACAGATGAGCCTGCACCGAAAAGGGCAGGCGGTAGAAAAGCGATACACCTCCAGCTACGGGCAAATCGCAAACATCAACATTATAAAAATAATGTCGAAAAATCAATAGCGAGAAAAAGAGAACGAAAAAGAGCGATTTTGGTAGAAAAAACGGTAGAAATTTCTGGTAGAAGTCAATTATATGATTTCACGGGAACTTCTCAAAAGCTGTATTACCGAAAGAAAAAGCGTGTAAGACGAAAAAGTTAATATAATGCGCTGGACTTTGAGCCGATTTTATGGTATAATGCACATATCACCCTAAAACATATCAAACAGGAGGCAGAAATGGACGATACAGAGTACAAAGTATTGATGATAGACGATGACGAACTGATAGCACGCTCGACGGCAGAGTATTTCAATATCTTAGGACTAAAGACGGCATACGTCACAAGCTACGATGAGGCGGTCAGGTTTCTTGACACGGACAATGTCTCGCTTCTTCTGCTTGACATAAACCTGGGCGACCGGTCAGGCTTTGACCTTTGCAAAAAAATCCGGGAGAACTACGATATGCCCATACTTTTCATAAGCGCCCGCACAAGCGACGATGATGTTATCATAGCGCTGAACATCGGCGGCGATGACTACATCAAAAAGCCCTACACCCTGGGTGTCCTTTTTGCTAAAGTAAAGGCGATACTTGGCAGGTACGAAAAGGCAAAGGAAGCGGCATGGCTTGCGGCAGAAAGTACGCAGGAAAAAGTTGTTCCGGCGGTCGGCAGCAGGATATATTTCCGTGAGGGCGTGTATCTTGATACCGCAATGCATAAGCTGATGATATGCGGCAGGCAGGAGGAGTTCCGGGCGATGGAGTATAAGCTTCTCACCTATCTGCTGGACAATTCCGGCAGAGTGGTGACTAAAGAGGAACTTCTCAAAAACGTCTGGGAGGACGAATATATTGGCGACGGCACGATCTCCGTACATATCAGGCATATCAGGGAGAAGATAGAGTCCGACCTTAAAAACCCTGCTATCATCAAAACAGTCTGGGGCGTTGGATATGTGGTGGAACAGGATGCTTTCAGGTACGGTGAAGGCTCATGAAAAGCTACATAAGAGTTACTTTTCTGACGGCGGCGGTATTTCTTGCGGGCATCATTCTGTTCGCCGCCCTGACCTCACGGACTGTTCCGCAGGACACCTCCCGGCAGACCATAACTGCACTGAACGACATCGCAAGGACTGCCGAAGAAAGCCGCCGTGAACTCAAAGTACTCGCTGATATCGGCTATACCGGCGATTTTGTCATACTTGATATGACCGACAATGTGCTGTATTCAAGCACTGATCCGCATGATAAACTGACGGTGGAAACGGCAATACAGAAACGCTATCCGTATCAGTACCTTAAAGACGACAGCGGAGTCTGGGGGTGCGTTATCATGACAGACGACGGGCTGGACGGTCTGAGGGCGCTGCGGTGTCGGTTTATAGCCGGAATGAGTATCGGGGCTGTGCTGATACTCATGGGCATGGCAGGCTTCGGGGTGTACCTTAACAGGAACGTTATCACGCCATTCCGGAAAATGCAGGATTTCGCCGGAAAAGTGGCTGAGGGCAGACTTGACAAGCCCCTTGAAATGGACAGGGACAACCTGTTCGGTGCGTTCTCGGAAAGCTTCGACATAATGCGTGAGGAACTTGCCGCCTCGAAACAGCGTGAACTTGAATTGCAGAAGAAAGAACGTGAACTGGTCGCCTCGCTGAGTCACGACCTGAAAACACCCGTTACAGGTATCAAGCTGGCAGCGGAACTTTTGCAGATGCGCATGGAGGTCAAGGCGGAAACTTCCGGTGAGGACATCGTTTTTGACAGGGACGAGGTAAGCAGTATGAACGAGGGCGTGAATGGTATCTTGCAGAAATCGGAGCAGATAAATGCCCTTGTAAATGACCTGTTCACGTCGGCGCTTGACGACCTGGGAGAATTCAAGGTAAGCTGCCGTGACGAGGATTCAGCCGTACTAACCGAGATAGTTAAAAGTTGTGACGATAAACATTATGCAGTCATAGGCAAGCTGCCGCAGGTAATTATCAACATTGACCGTCAGCGTATGGCGCAGGTCATCGGGAACATCATCACCAATTCCTACAAGTACGCAGATACGCCGATAGATGTAAGTTTTTCCCTGTCGGAGGGATTTCTTGAAATGCGTCTGCATGACCGTGGTCAGGGCGTTCCGCCCGATGAGATAGAACTAATCACCAACAAATTCTATCGGGGCAGGGCGTGGGCAGAAAGCGGTACAGATGGCAATGGACTTGGGCTGTATATTGCCAAAACGCTAATGAGGAAGATGCAAGGCGACCTGACCGCTGAAAGCAGCGGAGGGCTTGCGATCACGCTTATCATACCGCTTAGCTGAGCTATTTAAGAAAAATTTATACTCTCCTTACGGAAAATAGGGAAAAATATTCAAAATACATTCAAATTACACACAAACCTGAGAGAGTGAAAAATCATATCCGGAAATTGTTCTATTTGTCCGTATATTAGGAAAAATATGAAGAATACAAAAAAATAAAGCCCCCGGTCGAGCCGGAGGCTAAAAACTAATATTGAGATGTAAATTCGAGTTGAAATTGTGAATAAAGTAGAAGATATTTTGTAATTAATAAAGTATCTATTGACACTATAATAAAATACTGTATAATATAAATATAGCCTTGCTATTGTTTAAATTGCTGTAAGGGGGAGATATGTATGTATGATGTTATTGATGTTTGCAGGCACGTTATAAATTATAGTAATGAAAAAGGATATGGCATTTCTAATCTAAAATTGCAGAAGCTTCTATATTTCATACAGGCTTTTTATTTGATTTCTGGTGACGGAGAGCCTTGTTTCAAGGAAGAAATTGAAGCTTGGGACTTCGGTCCTGTTGTACCGAGAGCTTATCGTGAATATAGAATATGCGGAAGTTCTTTAATACCTACAATAAAGTCTTATTCTAAAATCCAATCTGAAAACGGTAAATTGAAACTACGTATTTGTAAATATAATGATGATGTAATTTTAGATGATGATAAAGAACTGATAAATAGCGTCGTAGATAAATTCAAGTTGTACAGTGCAAGTGAGCTTGTGCAATTAACTCACAATCAAAAGCCATGGAAAGACGCTTATTATTCTGAAGGAAGAAATAGTACAATTTCGCTTGAAGCTATCAGGAGTTATTTTAATGAGTAATGAACAAGATAGATTATTGAAAAATGATGATGACGAAATAAGTAATAGTATTTCTACTAAAAATGATATTTTACATTCAAGCGAGGAAGCTATTAACAGAATATGCGAATCAGTAAATAAGCCTGATTATGACCCTAAAGAAACAATCCGACTTATTAAGGAATACAATGACTCTAATGAAACACTTGATAGAATACTTTATTCACAAATAAGTGTATGTATTTTTAGTTTCTCTGATGAGGATTGCGACACATATACCTCAAATTTAAGGACATTTATTGAGGAAGCATTAAATGAAGAAAAAGATCCCAGCATTCTGAAGATATTCATTCGTTTTTTTGATCATTCTGAACTTGCGTTAAGGCAAAGAAATGTTTTGCGATTTGAAAGAATTGAAGAAATGTATAATAGTCTATCAAAATTAGAAGAAACCCTTGATAAAAGCCGAAAGCAAAGAGAGACTGAATATAAATCAATAGACGCTAAAATTGAATCATCACGAAAAAAGATAAAGAAAACAGAAAAAGAGGTTAATGAATCAATAAAAAACACACTAAGAGACTACATTTCTATCTTCGGTGTGTTTTCGGCTATCATAATAACGTTTGTTGGCGGTTTATCGTTCACCAGTAGTGTATTAGAAAGCATGGCGATCGTAAGCAAATATAGACTGATTTTTGTTATATGCCTACTTTCTTTTACTGTTTTCAATGTGATTTACTACCTTATGGAAGTTATATTGAGAATAAGCAAGATAACTATAAAGAAAGAAGTTTACTGTTGCATAACAAAGCGAAAACTAAATATTCCAACTCTTTTCAACATGACAATTGTGATAATTTTATCATTAGATACTGTGTTCTGGTTAATAAGTAAATGGTAATAGTTAATCCCCATGCCGAAAACGGCTGGTTAATTATACCAGCATAAAACAACAGGGGTCTCCTGCCTGAGCAGCGAGACCCTTAATTTTATGTTCAGAAATTTCTAACAATTCTGAATTTTGTTCAGAAAATATTAAACCATTTCAGAAATGGCTGAAATTGTTACACCTTATGCAGCTCGCCCTCCCAGGTTGTGCCGTCGATAGTGAGGCGAACCGTCTTTGTGGACGGCTCAGTGGTGAAGCCATTGCAGCCAGACTCCTTTATAAGTTTGGGATAGTCCACATAGCACTCGTCAAGATCGGAGTTTCCACTAATACCGGGGACGCTGCCGGTGCTGGACTTCTGCCACATACCGTAACTGCCGGAGTAGCTGGGCTTGCTGACACCGTAGTGCGCCACCCAGACTGCATAGCGATTGCGGACGCTCTCAGACACATAGGCGCTCAGCGGACTGGCAGACATATACAGTCCCACCCAGTAGCCAGCGCTCTCCACCTTGTCAAGGAACGCCTTGATTATAGCTGTAACCGCCGCCTTACCCAGACTGAGCGTGCGCTGCTCCTCGATATCAAGGTAGATCGGGTACTCAAAGCGCTTGCCTGCGATCACTTTCAGGCAGGTTTCTGCCTCTTTCTGCGCCTCCTCAACGGTAGTAGCGTAGCTGTACCAGTACGCACCGCAGGGAATATTATTGTCCTTACAGCCCTCATAATTGGACTGAAACCTCTCATCTTCCTGGCTCAGCTCCTTGCCGTAGCCTGCACGGATAATAGCAAAATCCGCCGTCACCGCAGACCAGTCAATATCGCCCTGCCACTCAGATACATCTATTCCATACTTAACCATAATTCTCCTCCAAAAGTCCCGAAAAATCGTGTGAATAATAGTCCTCGTCGAAGCCGTGATGAACCTGTACTTCATTGTATGCCGGCTCGATGATTTTGGTGATCTCAGTGTCCATTTTCTTCCTCCTTAATGACAGTATTCTCAAACTTCTTGTACGCATCAAGATACCATTCCTGCTTGTCACCGTTGTAGGTGAGTTCGTAGTACATACCGTCAGGCAGAGTGCTTGAAAGCAGATACTTCCAGTTCTGGAGCGCCTTGCACTTCCAGACGGTGTACACCTCAAAAACCGGCTCTACGTCGGACTTGTCAAGGTGAGCCACGATATAGTCCCTGACGATTTTAAGCGCTTTTTTGTCCATAGTTCATTTCTCCTTAATCATTGAGACATTTTCAAGCGGAACAGTGTATATTTTACCCTCCATAAACACAACGGCGCATGGTGCGCCGTACATTCTGCGTTCACGGAGAAAAAGTGCGGGTCTGCTCTTGGGCATTTCTTTTCCCACAAAATGCGCTGCAATTTTCTCAGCCTGTAACGGAGATACAAGACATTCACCCTGATTCCTGATAAAATGAGAGATGTCGGGATCCTCGCTGTCGAGGTACTTCACATAGTCGATATAGTCTTCCGCCTGGTGTTCTAAAAGACTATTGATTTCTTCCCAAAACTTCGCTGTGCTAAGTCCTGAAATTTTTTCACGGTTAGTCATTATTGTCCTCCTTGTCTTTAAGCTGTTTAAGCACATCGAGCAGTTTTTTCGGCAGCGGAATCCCGATAGCACCGCAGTTTTCGAGAATCGAGATGCCCTCATTGGCTATGTAAAATCCGATCACCGCAGACCTGCACACCGCACCGCCGCCGAGAATGTGAACATCGAGCAGGTGTCCCACCGCCACAAGCAGGAGAATAAGCACCTTTTTGGCAATGCCCTTGAAGCCCACCTCGGAACTCAGACGATGCTCCACGCAAGCCACGATCACGCCTGTGATATAGTCAATAGTCATAAAGGCGATGAGAGCGTACAGAAAGCCGTCCGCCTGCCCCCAGAGGAAGCCACAAACGCCACATACTGCCGCTGAAATGATGTTGATAACTTTGTCCATCACATCACCTCCTCGCCCTCTGTCTCAGTCATATCAGCCGCAGATTCGGTCAGACTTGCGACACTCCTTGCACTGATTCCTGCCGCCTGCTCAAGAGCGACGATGCGTGCCACAAGTTCGTCATAGCTTGGGCGATATGGCACATATTCCTGCGACACGTCCCAGGCGGATATATCACAAATCATGGGCTTTATTACGATAGTTTGTGCTGGGCAGTTTGAGTAGACCGTAAAAACAATCCTGATTCTTGTGACACTGTCCGGGACTGTAAACACAGTACCGCCCTGCTCGTTGGCAGCCAGTGTGGAGAATCCTGACGTTGTATTTTGCAACACCATTCTCCAGGTGGCTGTGCTTCCACCAGCCGGTGACCCCGACAAAATCAGCGATTTGCCCCTGAAACTTTCGGGCACGACCACGCTCGGAAGCAGTTCCAACTGCGCATTTGATGTGATATTATCCGGAATTTCGGCGGTTATCGTGCCGTCAGTGTCCACCGTAAAAACAACGCCATTGACCGTCTGCGAACTACACGATGTTTGCAGACGGTTTTTAGCCCCGGAGTCAATCAGGTCGGCGATAGCCGCCCGGTCAACGTCCAGAACCGCCTGCACCGCCGTCGAAATCGGCTTGTCAGCGTCACTTGTGTTATCCACGTTGCCCAGCCCTACCTGCTCTTTCGTAGTCTGGTGTGGGTTGCTGGTGTCGGCAGCGTGACCGGCGATAGCAGCGTCGATGCTGTCGAAATTCTGGTTCAGCGGCGTATTGTCCACCGGATCAGCGTCGCCGGGCTTGATAAAATGGTAGTTAGTTGTCTCAGTTGCCATGATTTTTCGTCTCCTTCCAGGTAAATTGCCGTATTTCTGCCCAGGTGTAAGTCCGGGCAGACTTCCAGTCCGGCAGAGCTTTCAGCTTAGTTTTCTTCAGCTCCTCCTGCAATGCCTTCCGCTGCTTGTCCTCCACGGAGCTGCCGGAGGACACCGTTCCGGCAAGGAGCGACGGGCGAACCCAGGAATTTTTCAGGTTCCCAAGTGTCATTCGCAGCACGTCGCCGGTCAGCTCATCACGCTGTTCTGCAACGATTTTTTGAACCGTGTCGATATCCAGTTCCGGGCAGTAGATACTTCCACTATCGCCGTAGTGGTAGTCCTGCAAGCACATAAATTCTGCATAGCGTGGATCATTTTTGAGATTCGCAAGTGTCAGCTCATACGTTACTTTCGGATAATCACTCGCAAAAAACAGTGTTTCCACGTCATGTACCAGGCTGTCAAAAGCCGTGTCAAATTCGCTGTAAGTAAACGATACCGCCCGCTGCCGTGGGTGATGCACTGCCCAGTCAACGCCAGTCCAGCAGATAGCGTACTCGTTTCCATAGTTATCCCGCCCGTGAAGTTCCGTGCAGAAGTCGGTATAGTCGATAGTCTGGGAAATTTCGGTCATGTCAAGGCTGTACCGCAGGCGGAAAGTGTTGTCCTTGGCGTACTGCATACGGGTGCAGACCGAGAAATAAAAGTTATCCCGGTACAGTTCGCCGCCGTACCTGTTCAGCAGGCAGTTGTCAGCGCCGACGATCGCCGCCCAGAGTGAGCAGTTCACAAGCTCTGTCTCTCCGGCGTTTGTGGTGATATCGCTGTACCCCTCGAACGTGTACGGCTCAAGCCCCTCGGAGAAGAACGGCTCGTCCACGCTCGAAAATGCAAAGTCGATGAAATCCGAAGCGTCACCGCCGGAGAACGTCGCCTGACGTATCATCTGTGCCGCCATGTCTGTTGAAATGTGGGTTGCGTGAATGCTGATAGTACGCTCTGAGCCGCTGATTTTCGGCTGATATTTGTCTATGCGGAAAAGCTGACCTCTGACCTTGATGATGTTCTCCGGCAGGAGATACTTCCATTTTCCCCACCCATCGAGGGGGTGAGTCAGCTCCACGTCCCACCGGTCATCGTCGTGCCAGGACGTGCAGGAGATAGGGTCGAGGACAGCCAGTCCGTTGGACTTGAAGCCGGTTTGCGGTTCGTGGAGGTCATAGACGTGTATCTGCGATTTGCGATGCAGCGCCCAGATGTCAACACCACGAATATCCGGGAGCAAGCCGTGAAACGGAAAGCCATTATTCATCTTCGGGCCGATGCGCCACATCATCGCCGGAAACGGCGGATTCACGGCATTTTCCGACAGTTCCGGGAAGTAATCAGTTGTAGGGTAGCCGTCCTCGCCCATGTACCACGCAGGATACAGAAAATCACCTGTTCCAGCGTTTGAGTAAAACTGTTCGTTTACACGGTCATACAGTCCGGCGTGACCGTTTTCTACCGCCGGGACAAAGTCCCTGACAAGTGTGCCGCTTTCCCAGATTTTTGCGTAAAATAGCCGTGTAGAGGGCAGAATACTATTAGGGACATTGTTGTAATCAGCAGCAAAGATGTATAAAGGACAGTCCATAGTAAAACTGCTGACCGGCAGTGTTCTAACCGCTGTGCCGTTGATTTTGAGGTCTGCCCCGATCATGCTGACCGTGTAATCGCTACCCTGTGAAAACGAAATAGAATTGTACTGAATATCGCCTGTGCCTTTTCTCGAAAGAATCTCGCTCCAAGATCGTATGCCGAAAATTTGCATGAGCGATGAATCGGCAGTTATCGCACCTATCAAATGCCCCCACCCTGACAGATCACCCACACGCTGAAATTTTATTTCAAAATCGACATTACTATTGGGGTATATCCCAGTGTTAATGTATTGTGTGCCGGTGGATTCGATGTAGTCAAGCATCCTCATGACGCATCACCCACATAAAATCCGATAGACCGCAGATAGTCAGCATCCTGGAGCTGCTCCTCAGTGCAGTCCACCCACTGTGCGCCTGAACCAGCGTAAACTCCACGTTTCGCCGGTGAGTTTATCAGGCTCATGCCACAGTAAAAATTTAAAGAAATCTGCGTAAAATCGCCCTCGAAAAAGCAATATCGCAACTGCATAAAGTTTGAGTATGATCCGGAAGCCGGGTCGAGCTTTCCAGCGCCGGTAAACCTCGCTTTGCAGTTGCTTAAATACAGCGTATTTCCCATAGACTGCTGAAAAAACGTACCGCCAGCCAGATGCACCGTAAAACCGCACCCCAGTGGGGTTTCAGCAG